AAATCAACGACTTCTTGCCCGAATACCCTGCCGCATACACAGCGTTCTGACCAGTAGCTACACCAACCCATGTAAAGGTCGTGTCATCAGGAACAATGTGGTCTGTTTTGGAACCACCAGAAGAAATGGTGGCAAGTTTACTGCTGTATGCACCCCACATGAAGTTCTTTGCAAACCCCAACATATAGTAGTTGTCGTTGCTGTTCACATACTTCGTGCCAGACACCAAACCAGCATCAGCACTTGTGTCAATTTTGCGAACACCATCAGACGGAAACGCAAGATACACGTCGTTACCGTCCGTTGCCATTGCTTGACAACTGCCGCCAGGTTCACCTGTGCAAGCAGTCCATGTTGCAGACGTGGAATACGGGTTCGTGCTGTAGAACAAGTCGCCGTTTAGCGACACATACACACGCCCGTCCTGTGCAACCATCTGTGAAGTTGTTGCCGTGGATGACTTTGAAAGCAATGTTGAGTTCAGCAGGGTCAACTGGCCTTTCGTCCACACGTTCACACCCTTGCTGGTGTTGAACCGGTAATCCTGCGACTCGGCAGTGTCCGCATACTTTTGTCCCGCACCGTAATGCCACGACACCTCACCACGACGCCACAACCCACCAGGGTTAATAGCCGCCTCACCAGGAGCAGTTGACTGGTCAACCGAATCACGCACACGTTGCTCAAAACCCCGTGCAAACGACCCCGCCTTCTGGTCAATCAGATACGGGCGACCATCCACCGCCAACGGAAAAACATCCGGCACCAACGTCGACAGCGGTGAACCAGAATAAAACGGTGGGGTGTTAACAAACCCAAAAGTGAACGTCAAAGACACAGTTAGTCCCTGCTAAGGAACGTCGGGTACTGCCGTTGCAAACGAGCAGCCTCCGCTGTAATCCGGTCCCTTCTCATCCTCAACAGATTCGCAAGGGAACCAGACACCGCCCCTGCCGGAACCTCATCAGCACGGCGAGTATCACCCTGCGACTCGGTGAAGTTCCTCTTAATTTCACGAGGTGACACCAAACGAATCTGGGCACCCATCTCCAAAATGTCCTCAGCAGTAGACGGAAACGACGCAATGTTCTGCAAGTTCTGCGTCTCCGTAGTCACATTCGTGAACGGGGCTTTGTACACCACACGCAACCTGCCGGACCGCACCGACTCCTCAAACTTCAACGCAAACCCTGACGTGAAATCATCCGTTGGAAGGTCACGCACCAGTTTGACTTTGCGGGCAACCGGATAATCCTTATCGGTGTACCGCAACGACACAGAAATCAGGTCAATAATGGATGTGACAGACGGCAGATTCAGCAGGGTGTCCGAACCGTTGTAGTCAATGTCAAAAGTTTTGACACAAAACAACCCGTTCATCGGGGACGACAAGTCGTCCATCTCAGCGTTGATGGCATCCAAAATCATTTTGCGAGGAAACCGTGGGTTCGCCGTAATAATCGAACCGGCTGTGTGGGTGGCTGCGGTGGTTCCCGCATAGCCACGTTCCACCGTCAACGTCTTGGTACCAGATACCGCTTCCCAGATGTAAAACAGTTCGGCGTCAATCTGGAACACTGACCCTGGACGCAACCCACCAATGTCATAGGTGGTCACAACGGAAGTGCCTGTAGCTGTTAAAGCGACAGACAGTTTGTTGCGTTCCTCAATGGTGCCAGACAGAATCTGGCGCAAGGTGCGGTCAATGACGGTGCCAACTGTGGACATTTACTTCTTCTTCTTAGCCTTCTTCATCGGCTTGCCGCTTTTCTTCGCTTCGGCTTTCGCAGCCTTCATACCGGCTTTGGTGTACGGGTATTCTTTCTTGCCAACCATCGGCATATCAGACCTCCTGAGTCGAAGGGGATTCTAGCCCAAAGATACACTCAGGATGTTTGCCCCGAATCTTGGCCACCAAATCCTGTATCAACCCGTTCCGTTGACGTTGTGCGGTGTGCCCACCAATGTGCTGTTTGTAAATCATCTTCGGGATGTACGCCCAATCTGTTACTGCCAGTGTGCGCACCACAAGGTCGTAGTCGTCAGCAACAGGGAGGGTGGTGTTGTGCCCGCCGATGTGGTGGTACACGGAGGTGCGCCATGCCCGCACATGGTTTGGTGCGGAGACTATGTGGGACAGGGTGACATGGTTGATGGGTGGGGCTTTCATTGCCCACACGTTGTGCTCGGTGTCCCAATGGTGGTCGCCGTATCCGAACGCCCACCCGTCAGGGTATTTGCCTGATGTTCCGTCTGGGAGGATTTCGCACCAGTCGGAGTACACGAACCCAACGGTGGGGTTGGTGAACGCTTCGGCTATCAGGGTGAGTGCATCGGGGGTTAGTTCATCGTCTGCGTCAACCTCAACCAAGATGTCGCCTTTCGCCAACCCGAAACAGTTTCTTTTTGACAGGCCAATGTTGCCACCTGAAGGGACGTGGGGTTTGAACAGTTCAATTCTGTACCGTTCGTCAGAGCACAGCCCGTACAGTTGGTGCCATACGGCGGAGTTGGTGGAGTCGTCGTACACCGTCCATGTCCAGTTGGTGTAGGTCTGGGCTTTAAGCGATGCCCACAGTCTGGCTATTTCTTGGGGGGTGTTGTTGTAGGTGCTAGTGCAAACCGAAATCACGCAGGTCCAATATCCTGAATGATGAGTTGATGCGGCAACGAGTTGGCACCCACCACCCCATCGGGGTCCGTGTTCAATGCGCCACTTGCCCCACAACGCCATTTCATGTCAATCGTTTTTGACGCACTACCACTTGTCACACCTAAATCGGATGCGGTGAACGTGACAGACCCAGAAAATAATTCGCACAAAAACTGTGCGATTGAGGCTGTTCGGTACGCCAATGTGCGAACACCCAAAGATGTTTCAGCAACCCATAAAGCATTGGGTGCGGCTGCTGTCCCTGTTACTTGCACACCAACTCGACCAGTAACCAAATATCGCCGTGACGCAACAGCGGTAAAAGTGCTTGATAAGACTGTCAGATTGGTGGAGGCACTAAATGATGTTGATGCATACGAGGCTTGCAGGTCAATGATGCCCCACGGCAAGTTCCAGTTTGCATACCACGCTGTCCCGTTCCACACCAGCACTTTGTCTGTGTCGGTTTCGTAGATGGCTTGACCCTCATACGGTGACGCAGGACGAGTAGTAGACGTGCAAACCCCAGACTGAATGAGGCGGCTAGACGGAAGGTAGTTACTGAGCGGCATGACCCAACTCCTCACCATCTTCAAGAGTCCAACCAGAAGCAAGCAACGCTTCGTACTCCTGCTCAGTCATTTCCCGTGCAACCGTTTCACCGGTCAACGCATCATGTTCAGTCATTGTTGGGCGTTCCATCATGAACCTCTGTATCCGTACACGGCAACATCAAGGCTTGTGAAGTTGCCTGTATTGGCAATTAAAGTGAACCCATCATATGAGGTGGTGTTGTTCAAAAATCCTGCCCCGCTTGACGATTCGCCTGTGGTGATTGACCAAACCCCTTGAAACGTGCAGGTTGTTACCGCAGATTTTTGTGGGTCGTGAATGTCAATAACACCCGAACCAGCGTTTGATACAGCCGCAACAATCCCAGGAATAATCTCTCCAGAGTTTGATGCGCCAGTGTCACCACCGCCACTACCGCCCATCGGAATGTAGCGTCTGCCGTGATAATACGAATCTGTACCCTTGTCTGTTCCTGAGGCACGAAGTCGGAACAGAATGTTGACGCTGGTTGTTGCGTGTTTGGCGTTACGGATAAGGATTCGATACGACGAAAAAGTTGATGTGAAGCAGTTGTTGATACTGAGTGTTCCGCCTGTTGACCATGATGCAGTGGTGATGAGTTCCAACCCTGGTGGAGTATCAGTGTCTACGACATAGACCCATGCTGAACCGTCATAAATGACAAGACGGTTCGTGTCGGTTTCGTAAATCATTTGCCCTTCGTAGGGTGCGGTTGGGCGTGTGGTGCTGGTGCAGATTCCTGGTCGCCAACCGTTAGAAAGATTGCTGATACCCATTACGCCGGTCCTACATCCTCAACAGTTATGACGGTTGGTTGGGTGGACGAACTCACAAATACGGCACCGTTATTGCTGACTCCAACACGCAAATAAATGTCATGTGACCCAGCCGACAATGTGCCCGTCCACAACAAGTGCATTGTCAAACCGTAACCACCGTCCATGCTAGTTAGGTTTGTTTGCAACGCTGATGCCGATGTTGTAGGTCCATCCGTCAACCATGCGTACATATTTCCTGCGGCGGTTGACTTGGCACCGTAACATTCGGCGTGGACTTTGTATCGCCTGTTTGCTACAGCGGTAAAAGACCCTGTTGCCGAAAGGTCAACTTCGCCACTAGCCGTGAATGTGTAGGTAGCAGATGTGGATGACACGAACTTGACCATTCCCCACGGAAGATTCCAGTTTGCGTACCACGCTGTCCCGTTCCACACCAGCACTTTGTCGGTGTCGGTTTCATAAATCATCTGCCCCTCGTAAGGGGCGGCAGGACGAGTCGTAGAAGTACAAACAGCCGGTTGCAAACCAGCCGTACCCAAACCAGCAGAAATACCCATCAGGCGGTCTGCCTCTCCCAACCAGTCGCACAAACCGTCACCTTGTCAGCCGTATCCGACGCACCACGCAACGTGTCACCAGACTCAAACACCAACGCCGTATCCAACACAACCGTGTCATTCGCCGCAATCGGCAAACGGTACACAAAACAATTCACCGCAGAAGCCGTAGTACCGTCATACGCCAACGTCACCCAACGCTCAGTCGAATCGGTGTTGCACACAATGATTTGCTTAATCGCCCACTGATAGTTCGTTGTCACCGTGAAAACAGTGGTGTCAGAAGTGCCGAGAAACGTGGGTGCTTTCAGCATCTTCGGGAAAACATCATTAACAGCCATTACGGGTTCACTTCCATTATTAACATCATCTTGATATTACGACCTTCTTGAATGGATGTGCCTGCTTCCGCAGTTGGTTTCCATGCCAAACCAGTCGTGGTTGAGGAATCAGCGGTCAACACATAGTCGTTTGTGCCGACACCGAGGCGAGCCAAATCGTTGTTGATGTTGCGGGTCAACAGGTCGCCTGTGGTTGTCAAAACAGATGAGCCACCCTCAGCACCTTGTGGGCCTTGCGCACCTTGCGCACCTTGTGGTCCTGTTGCGCCTTGCGGTCCTGTGTCCCCTTGTGGTCCTTGCGCACCCTGTGCACCAGTCGCACCTTGTGGTCCTTGTGGGCCGATGTCGCCCTGCGGTCCTTGCGGACCTGTGGCACCTTGTGCACCCGTAGCACCCTGCGGTCCTTGCGCACCAACGTCACCTTGTGGGCCTTGAGGACCGGTTGCACCTTGTGCACCTTGTGAGCCGGTAGCACCCTGAGGACCAACATCACCCTGGGGACCCTGAGGACCCTGGGCACCGGTAGCACCCTGTGCGCCTTGTGGTCCCTGAGGTCCAATGTCACCTTGCGGTCCTTGCGCCCCCTGTGTACCCTGTGGTCCCTGTGAACCCTGAGCACCAGTTGCCCCCTGTGGGCCTACATCACCTTGTGGTCCCTGTGCGCCAGTCGCACCCTGAGCACCCTGCGGACCCTGAGTTCCTTGAGGACCAGTCGCACCTTGAGGTCCAGTATCGCCTTGAGGACCTTGCGCACCCTGTGCGCCAGTTGCTCCTTGAGGCCCGACAGAACCTTGCGAACCTTGTGGCCCAATGTCCCCCTGAG